TCGTCGCATAGCATATCTCATCGACGGCGAATCCGTACCCGTCGGTGTAGATTCTGACGACTGCTGTTGGGTCGTTCGTATATCCGAAGTCAAGCCCGATGTTGAGGAGTTTGTATTCATTTGGTATCTGGTCTATTTCTTTCCAATGGGTAAAGATGGTCGCTTGTGATGCCCCTCTTTCTCCGAGTCCGTAGACTCTCCAGAAGTTCTCATCCACATCTTTAAATCGTTCGATTTCCATGACCACACTTTGCGCAAGGAAGGGGTTGTCCTTGTACGTTGTTTGGAAGAAGTCCGCGTCTTCTCGTGGGATGACTTGTTCATATATCCAATGGAATTCGTCTGATGGGTTGAAGTCTATAATTGTTCGCTCGGTTGTTCTCAGCATCAGCTGCCGCCAGTCTTCAAGGCTTAGTTCGTTACACTCATTTACAAAAAGCACTTCGCGCTTCCGTCCTCTGACTTTTTGCGGTTGGTCTACCGATATAAACTCCACGAGGTTGCCCCATAGTTGATACGTGCCTTCGCTCTTGTTGTGAAGCTCTACGTTATACGCTCCTTCTTTGTTGAGTATCTCGAAGAAGTCTCTCATCGAGGTAGCACGAAGGGCGGGGAATGTCTTACGGCATATGGTGATGACCAGTCCGGTGTTCTTATGGCAAAGCTCAATAAGTGCCGTGAGGATGGAGTACGTCTTTCCTGAACGCGTCCCTCCTTGATGGACTTGGATACGTGCCTTTGATTTTCGAACGTGGTAATATGTCGCGGGAAGGTTACTCATCTAACCATGAGAGGGGCTTCTTCTCTTGTATCTCTATCTCTTGCCGTTCTATATATCCTCGCTTTTTGCCTTTGGTCTTCAAGAAGAAGATAGTCGCTGCGGGGTTGCCTTCCTTCACGAGCTTATAGAGGTGGGATTCTGCGAAGTCTAGGACGCTGTCTTGAATGGAGTCGACCGCTTTCTTGTAGTCCGTGTCAGCCTTCATCCAAGCGTAATGAGTCGAGCGGTCTATACCTGCCACCTTCGCAGCGGTTGAGACAATACCAAGCGACTTCTCTAGAGCTTCGAGCATCGCCTTTTTAAGTGTCGGATTTTGTTGGTTCATTTGTGTCAAATTAAGTTGCTTCTCTGGCTGGTTGCTGTGCGGCCTGTGTAAAGGCCAAAAATGGCCCACGGACGCAGCTGCTCAACTCTATATAAGTCAACTGCCGTTCGGGAAATGTATGCACTGCGAAATGGCTTTCGCCTAGTAGATACAGCGCAGTGTACCCGTGCGGCTGAAAGTGGTGGCTGCATACGTCCAGCACATGAAACCCGCTTTGTTTTAACAGACGGCTGTAATAGGCGTCTAGTGTGCCGGGGTCGGTCTCGGACACCCAGTCTGAATAGTTATGCATCAAAGTCTGCATCGAATTGAATTTTAAGTTGTGGGTATGTTTTAGATATGTCCTTGGTGTTGCCTTTGTAAAAGACCAGGACGTTTTGATGGCACTTACCGACTTTGCGGTTGTTCATGTAGCGGCGGACCCGCTGTGGCAATGTGCCCAGCGGCTCTACCAGAACCATCTCATTGTACAACACCATTCCAGCGTTCAGAAAAATGTCCTTCACGCTGTTGGGGAAATTGTAGTACGCCCCGCCGGGGCCACGCAAATCGCCTACCACAATAAAGGCAAAGCGGTTCGGCTTGAGGCATTTAATCGCCTCGGTGAAGGCTGTGCGTAATAGCTGCATGAAACTGGTGTAGTCCTTTTGGTTGCTGGCATCGTCAGGCAGATCGCTGTACACCTCAAGGTCAAAATATGGCGGGCAACTAAACAGCAGGTCTTGACTGGTCGCGGGTATGTGCTTGGCTACGTTGCGACCATCGTCGCAGATATACCGGCTGCGTCTGCCTTGTAAGCGATTGTTATTTAGGTCCGCTTGTTCTGGGCGCAGTTCTATCCCTGTAAATGTGTTGCCTAGCGCATCGCTCACATACCCAAACACACTATCCCCAGCAAAGCAATCAAACGTCTTGCACTCTGGCAGCGCAAACCAACGGTTCGCTATCTCGGCAAGAACTGGGTCAAGCAAGCTGACGCCGTTGTTTATGTTGGACATTAAGTCGCTTCGCGATAGCGTCCCCTCGCGGCTTTCACCGTGATCTTGTATACGCTCGTGCCACATAGCCTTCCGGTCTTTCCAATATCCCTGCCGGGTATCAAGTACGCTTAAAGGCGGCACTACAAAGGTATCGGTGAGTAGCTCATGCTGTGTGCTGGCTTTATCGGCTTTCTCTGGCTGCCACACATCTAAACCCCATTCGGCCAACTCTACTGCGTCCCATTCGTTAGCAAGTATATCGAAGTCGTTCTCTCCTGAGCTTACGTTGTCCTTGATAATAAACTGTCGGTCTTTGGTCTCTCCCCATGTTGCCATGTAAACGGGTGCTTCTTTCAGTCCTGCGGCTTTGCACGCTTTAAATCTCATATTCCCACCGATCACAACCATCTCCGGATTGACTACGATAGGACGGGCTTCTAGCATCTCTGGAAACTCCTCAATACTCTTCACGAGCTTTTGGAATTTCTCGTCTTTAATTATCCGAGGGTTCGTCGGATTCGCTCTCAGCGTCGAGAGTTTCATTAGCTTGGTTGAGGACGGCTTCAAGGAGGTATCTGAATTCTTCATTATGTACGGCCATTGTAAGTAAAAGCGTCGCGGGATCATCTCCGGCATGGAGACGCAGAACCTGCGAGTTATCGGTTATTAGGATAAAGTTCTTTGCGTGTAGTAATGCTTTACGTGCTGCTCTCATGGTCTGAAATTGATTGAAATATACGATGCGCCACTTGAGGCACTATGGCGTTTCCATAGGCTTTGATTGATTCCCTTCTCCACTTTGGAAAGGTAATGCCGTCCAATTTTTTGGGAAGCCCATCATCTCCTCCACAAATAGGGGCGACAGTTGGGAATTTTTCCCACCAACCAACCTTCCCAAATTGAGTGAATGACTGCTCTTTCCGTCCTTGGTTTTCCTTCTCCCCGATTCTGTTATCTCGCACTCGCTCGTTGGTTCTTGCGTTGTCGGTGTCGGTAGCATTCCGTGAATTTGTGTTGCAAGGTTGGGCATCGTTGTTCCGTTTGGGTATTTCTCCATTCTCGCTTTGAACTTCTCTAAGTCGTGAACTGGTTCTGATGTTGTCGGAGTGAGCAACAATCCAAACTCTGTCGCGTCGGTGGGGCGCATTGCCTGCGGCACAAGCTGGAATAATAAACGATTGGACGGAGTACCCGAGAGCTTCCAAGTCAGCGCAACACGTTTCGAAAACCAATCCGTCCGACCAATTAACAAGCCCGCGAACGTTCTCGCCCACGACCCAACGGGGCTTACACTCTCCGACAACTCTAAGCATCTCTGGCCACAAGTGGCGTTCATCCTCTGATCCTTTTCGTTTTCCTGCAACGCTAAATGGTTGACATGGGAAACCTCCGCTGAGAACGTCAATTCGTCCTCGATACTGAGTTGCTTTGAAGTCTTTGATGTCTCCATATTGTTTGGCGTTGGGGAAATGGTGCTTGAGGACTTTACGCGGAAACTCCTCCCATTCGCAATTGAACACGTTGTTCCATCCGTTCCATTCTGCTGCGAGGTCAAAGCCTCCAATTCCTGAGAAAAGTGATGCATGATTCATCCTCTAAAATGTGTTATTTGTCCTTCTACATCTCGTGCGACGTTCTCTAAACGGTCTCGGTCGTACCAAGTTAGATAATCTTCTCGCTTGACAAGGTGTTCTTCTTTGCCTCTTTTCATCATAAAGAACTCCTCCTTCTTCTCTTGCTTTAAGAACTCACGGATATTGTCCGCTATCTCTTTCCGTTCTGCTTGGGTATAGCTCATTGCTCTTTCGTTGTGATATAATCAGCCCACATTTTAGCACATACCGCACAGCGTTGGTCTTCGTTAGGGAAGTCTCGTCTTCCGACTACGCTCGTCATGCATCGATTCATGAATTGATACTGATTCTCTTTTCCGTTGGGTTTACCTATTGGCATCGTTTACTAGTTTTTGAAGTTCTTCGAGCATCCTTCTATTACATGAAGAGCAGCTTGAAGCTTGTTGATTTGTTCCGGTTGCTTTGGCGTATAGTTTCGCAAGCTGTCCGTTCGTTCTGAATTGGTTTTCTGTCTTTAGAAATCTTTGGATCTCATCGATATCTTCGGGTGTGATTTCGGCCTCCCATTTACCAAGCTCGCACGAGGCTACTTTGAGCCGTGTCTTTGTCGGCATATGGCATCCGCAGAGTTTGGAATCTGTGAAGGCTTCCGTTAGCAATGGCCCGCAAGACTTCGTCGATTGTACGAAGTGTTCGCAGCTCTTGCAGATAGCGAGGCGATCATTCCTCTTTTGTCCGGTGACGAAGAACATCTTTTAGGATTTTTTTAGACTCGTG